CGTGGCCGCCGGCACCGCGACGGATGCGACGTGGGCGAGTCCGCTGGTGCAACCGAACATCTCGAAGGATTTTGTCGACCTGCTCCGCGCGGCGACGATTGTCGACAAGATCCCCGGGCTCTACTCGGTGCCGTTCAATACGAAGATCCCGCAACAGACCGGCGGCGGCACCTACAACTGGGTCGGAGAAACGAAACCGAAGCCGGTGAGCGCGCTGGCGTTCGCCTCGCTCACGCTCGACTGGTCGAAGATCGCCGGGATCATCGTGCTCACGCAGGAGCTGATCAAGCTCAGCAGCCCGAAAGCCGAAGACGTGGTCCGGCGCGACATGGTGGCCGGGATCGCGCGCTTCATCGATGTGCAGTTCACCGATCCGGCCGTGGCGGCGGTGGCCGGGGTCAATCCCGCGTCGATCACGAACGGCGCGCCCACGGCGGCGGCGACGGCGAATCCGCTGGCGGATATTCTCGGGCTCATCAGCCACTTCACGACGAATAACATTCCGGTCGACGGCCTCACGTTCATCATGTCGCCGGCGAACGCGATGGCGCTGTCGTTCAAGACCTACAGTGACGGGTCGCCGCAGTTCCCGGGCATCGGGGTCGCGGGGGGCACGTGGAAGGGCCTGACGTTTATCGTGAGCAACACGGTGACAACGAAAGTGATCGCGCTCCAGCCCTCGCTGGTCATGTATGCCGATGATGGCGGCGTGACGATCGACGCGTCCAGCGAAGCCTCGTTGCAGATGGACTCGGCGCCTATGTCGCCGGTCGATGCGACGACGGTCTACGTCTCGATGTTCCAGGCGAACTGTGTCGCGCTGCGTGCGGAGCGGTTCATCAACTGGAAGAAGGCGAACGCGAACGCGGTGAAGTATCTGACGGCGGCCGCCTGGCCGGCGCCGACCGGCGTGGAATTCGCCGCAGACGAAACGGTCTAGGCCGTGAGTGTCCTGACGACGGTGCGGGGCCGCCTCGCGCAGCTGCTCCAGCCCGCGGGGGGCGGGAGTGGATCGTGGTATCCGGTCGTTCGTGAACCTTACACGGGCGCCTGGCAGAATAACGATCCGCTGACGACGGAATCCGCGCTCGGGAATCCGAGCGTGTTCGGCGCCGTCTCGCGCATTAGTCAGGACATCAGCAAGATCGCGCCGCCGCTCCTGCTTGAGCGCGATCGGAATGGCTTCTGGTCCGAAACCAGCAATCCCGCGTATTCCCCCGTGCTGCGTCGTCCGAACCATTACCAGACGGCGCAGCAGTTCATTGAACAGTGGGTGCTCGATAAACTGCTGTGGGGGAATGCCTATCTCCTGAAACATCGCGACGACCGCGGCGTCGTGAATGAACTGCATCGGCTTGATCCCGCGCGCGTGAAAGTGCTGACGGCGCCCGATGGCAGTGTCTACTACGAACTCCAATCGAACGAACTCGCGGGCATGCCGGAACAGACGCAGCCGCTCGTCATTCCCGCGCGGGAACTGATTCACGATCGGTGGAACTGCCTGTATCACCCGTTGTGCGGCATCTCGCCGCTGACGGCGATTACCGGCGCGATTGCGCAAGCGAAAGCGATCTCCGACAACAGCACGACGTTTTTTGCGAAGGGCGCGCGGCCGTCGGGCGTGTTGATCGCGCCGACCAAACTGGATCCGCTCTCGGCCGCGCGGCTCAAAACCGACGCGGCGAACTTCAAGAGCGGCGAGATCCTGATCGCGGAACTCGGGATGAAGTATGAATCCGTGTCGACCTCGGCCGTCGATGCGCAAGTGATCGAGCAACTCGGATGGACGGAAGAAAAAATCTGCGAAGTGTTGGGCATGCCGATCAGCATCCTCAACAGCAGCAAGCAGCCGCCCTATGCGAACGCCGAAGCCTCGCAGCTGCAATACAAGTCGCAGTGCCTCGAACCGCATCTCGTGTCGATCGCGACGTGCCTGGACGAGGGGCTGGATCTCCCGTCGTATCTCACGCTCGAATTCGACGACACGCTGCTGATCTGGATGGATACGCTGACCCGCGTGCAAGCCGCGCAAGCCGCGACGAGCGCGGGCGTGTTGTCGCCGAACGAAGCGCGATCCGAATGGTTCGGCCTCGGCCCCGTGCCCGGTGGCGAGACGCCGTATCGGCAACAGCAAGACTGGCCGTTGTCGACGTTGGCGAAGCGCGAACCGCCAACCGTGCCGGCCGCACCGCCGCCGCAGAACGAAACGACCGAACCCGTCGACGACGAGGTGCCCGCGTGACGCTCGAATTCTCGCGCGTGACGTTGCCGGCGCTCTGGACGGTCGATCAGGCGAAGGTGCATCTCCGGATCACGGGCACCGCGCACGACGCCGACATTGCGCAGAAGCTCGCCACGGCGCAGGAAGCGATCCTCGGGTATCTCGCCGCCGCGGCCGATCCGACGTGGACCGCGGCGACGGCGCCCGCGGCCGTGACGCATGCGATCCATCTGCTGACCGCCTACTACTACGAAGACCGCGGCGACGGCGAACAGCCGGACGTGTGGCCGAAGATCTACGCGCTGCTCGCGGCGTATCGCGATCCCACGGTGGCCTGATGGCGCGCGGGGACTGGCGGCACGTCGTAACGTTTCAGAATCCGGGGCCGACGGAACCGGTGACGTGGATCGACCTGGTCCCGGCGACGTGGTGCGTCAGCCTGTTGCAACAGACCGGGGACGACATCGGCGTGTTCGTCGAGCCGGCGGCGGGGACCCCGATTAGTTCCGCCTCGTGGCTGGTGCGCGGCGATTTTCACCCGGGCGTGACGACGAAAACCCGGATGCTATTCGGCAGTCAAATGTTCGCGATTACCAGCGTGGAGAATGTCGAGATGCGGGGCGTCGAGATGGTCTGCCACGCGGTGCAGTTGGTGGCGTAATGCCGATCCAAGCCGCGCTCTCAATTCAGGGGATCGCCGAATTGAAGGACGCGCTCGGACGGTTGCCAACGGAACTGAAGGGCCAGGCGACGCAGTTCGTGATCGATGCCGCATATGGCGCGCAAGCCGAGATCGTCGCGGCGTATCCGCAGGGCCCCACGGGCAAGCTCAAAAAGGGCGTGAAGGTGCGGGTGCAGGAGATCGGGCCGTATAGCGTGGCGGCGCAAGTGCGCAGTAGTGCCCCGCACGGCTGGCTCTACGAATACGGCACGGTCGCGCGGAAGACCAAGAAGGGCTGGAATCGCGGCACGATGCCGAACGCGCCGGATGTGTTCATTCCCGCGATGGTGCGCTATCGCCGCGCGATGTATCTGAAGCTGGCCGAACTGATTCGATCGACGGGGCTCATCGTCACGCTCGATGCCTAAGCGATGAACCGCGACACAACCACGAAAGGGCGTGCAGGATGGCAATTTTAACGGGGCGCTATGGGCAGGTGAAGTGGGATCAGGCGGGCGTGACGGCCGTGCCGATCATTTCGTTGAATGCGTGGACCGGCGATTTTAAGACCGAATTCGAAGACGTGACGTGCTTCCAAGATACGAATCGCGTATACGTGCCCGGCCTCAGGAATTCCGAAGGCTCGCTCAGTGGATTCTGGAACAGTCAGGAACTCGCGCTGTTCAAGGCGGCCGAGGCGACGACCCCGGGCCTACTCGAGCTTGTGCCGAACAGCACCGAACCGACCTACGCGTGGTCGGGCCTCGCCTACATGGACGCCAGCATTGACGCGAGTCTGCAGGCACCGAAGATCACGGGCAACTGGAAAGCGGCCGGCGCCTTCGCGATGAAGCCCGTCGTCGCCGCGACGGGCGCAACCGCCGGCACGCCCGGCACGTTCACGCCCGCGGGCGCCGCCGCTCCCGCGAATCTCGCCGCGATGACGGGGAAAACGGCGAACCCGGCGACGAATTGGGTGACGGGCCAATACATGCTGCTCGGCGATGCCAGCAAATGTAATTGGAACGGCACCGCGTGGGTGGCGGGCATTCACGCGTAGGCGCGCGTGTTCGATTCGCTCACGGTCACCGGCAACGCGGGCGCGATCCTGTGGGGGTATGCCATCGCCGTCGACGTGCGATCGTGGCGGATAGCCCGATCGCAAGCCGATCCGGTGTGGACGCTCACGGCGACGATTGCGCGCGTGGATCCCGTCCAAGCACGACAACGCCCGCTGCTGTTCACGGCGCCGCGCGCCGGCGGGTATTGGGCGTGGCCGGTGCACGAGATTTCGATCGGGTCGCTGAACCTGTGGGCACGGCTGGGATCCCCGGAACAATAGGAGGCGAGTGATGGGCCGCTGTCGGATGGTCACGCCCGAGTCGGTGCGGTTGCCGCTGTCGGACGGCGACTTCATTACGGTCAAAAAAGAACTCAACGCGGGCGAAGGGCTGGACCTCGAAGCCGAACCCGTGCCCCGGACGCTGCCGGTCATCCTCGCGTATCTCG